CTGCTGCAAATTCATCTTTAAGTTTATTAGGTGTTGCAGGTGTATCTTTTACTTGGTCTATAACAAATGATGCAAATGGATTATCTATTGGAGGTGGAACAAGTCCATCTTTAAGGTTAAATGGTGCAACAGGTGCAGCAACTTTTGCAAACCTTGCAGGCACAGGTAGTAGAATGGTAGTGGCAGATGCGTCAGGTGTTTTATCTACTCAAGCTATTCCGGGTGGTGTATCTGGATCAGGCACAACTGATTATTTACCTAAGTGGACAGGAACAAGTGATTTAGGGGATTCTTTATTACAAGAGGGTACAAGTGCAATAGGATTAGGAGTTACGCCAAGTGCTTGGGATACAAGTTTTAAAGCATTACAAATTGGGATTGGAACATCTTTATATAATAATTCAAGTGCAAATGGCACATTTTTAGGTTCGAATTTATATTATGATGGTACTAACAATAGATATATAGCAACTGGAACTGCTAATGCTTATGGTCAAACAAGTGGTGAACATAAATGGTTTATTGCTGCAAGTGGAACTGCGGGAGATGTAATCACATTTACGCAATCTATGACATTAACTGCAAGTGGGCAATTAGGAATCGGAACTACATCCCCTGCTACAGCATTAGATGTTGTAGGGGGAGCATATACTAATACTACTGCAAAGTTTGGGGCAGGTATGCCAATATATTTAATTAATAATGACCCTCATATAGGGTTTAATACATATTATGATAGTGGATGGAAATATGGAGCTGGTTCTTCAAGTAATTTTGCAGGTGCTTTAGGATGTGCATCATCAACTGGCGATTTTACATTACAAACATCTACTGCTGGGGGTAACGCTGGGAATGCAGTTACATTTGCAGCTTTAATGACTTGGAAGCAAAATGGTAATATAGGTATTGGAACAAGTACTCCCGGAGCTAGATTAGAAATAAATAGTAATTCTACATTACCTGTTATACGAGCAAGATACAATAGTACTTTTTATACAGATTATGATTCTAATGGTATAGATTTTAGAGGAGCAGCTCAAACATTTGATATAAAAGACAATGGTGCACTTGCTGTTAGAATAGCATCAGGTGGTAATGTAGGAATAGGTACTTCAAGCCCTCAAGGTAAATTATCAGTAGATGGAGGTGATATTAGATTTAACTCCGGAAATGCCGCAGCAAACTATTACGTTTCTTTAAATCATAATAGTTCAAATGACGGTGGTATTATTTGGGCAAGAAATAATACTCCTGATTGGCAGATGGTTAATGCTACAAGTGGTGATTTTTGGATGTATTCATATGGTACAGCAACTGTTGCTTTTATGCTTCAAAGGGCAACAGGTAATGTAGGTATTGGAACAAATGCTCCTGAATTCAAACTTGATGTTGTTGGGGGTAATGCTAGAATTAATGGGGTAATGGTAGGTAAGGGATCAAATAGTGTTAGCACAAATTTAGGAGTTGGAGTTAATCCTTTATACTCAAATACTAGTGGTTCTGAAAATACAGCAATTGGATATTTTGCAATGTATAGTACAACTTCAGCAATACGAAATACTGCACTTGGTAATAATGCATTATATAGTAACACTACTGGTAATTCAAATGTAGCTATTGGTGCAGGTTCTTTATACTCAAATACTGCTGGATTTTATAACTCTTCTGTTGGATACAATTCTATGCAAAACATGATGGGTCAATATAACTCAGCATTAGGTAGAGATTCAATGAGAGGTAGTTTAACCGCTGTTAATAATACAGGTCAATATAATACTGCTGTAGGTTATGAATCAATGTTATTATTAACTTCAGGTAATTGGAATACAGCTGTGGGGAATCAAGCAGGTACAAATTTAAGTACAGGATCTTATAATACATTTATTGGTAGAAGTACTGTAGCATCGGCAGGTGGTCTTGTTACAACAGGAAGCAATAATACTATTATAGGAGGTTATGCAGGTACAACTACATTAGCAAGTACGGTAGTATTGGCAGATGGTGCAGGTGAAGTACAATTATGGGCAACAGGTAAAAATGTTGCATTTGGTACAACTTCTCCAACAACTTATGCTAACTACACTACACTACATATTGCAGGTCAAACTACAACAGCGGGGGGTCTATTAAGGTTAACAACTTCTGACTCTAGTATAGCGGTCAACATATTCACTAATAATGCTGGTGCAAATTATGATACAACAACATCACACTCACATCTTTTTAATATTAATGGAGCAAGTAGCTTAATTGTAAGTAGTAGTGGTATTGAAACAGCTGGTAGTATTACTACAGCGGATCCGGGTTTAGGATCAGCGGCTTGGCAATTAGGGGATGTGCAAAATGCAACTGTTTCATTAATAACAAGTCAATATGTTGAAGTAGTAATAGGTGGGTCATCTTACCAATTAGCTTTAGTACAACTAGAATAATAAAAATAAATAATTATATTTGCTTAAATTATAAAAATAAATACTTACCTTTACTTAAATTAAAAAAAAATGGAAACAACACCTATGACAAATGGCTTAAAGCCTATCGAACCAGTAGTAGTACCCACATTAGGAACAGCTACTCAATTGTATGTACAAGCTAATAGCTTCTCAGCTTCAGCTGTAAATTGTACTTTATACTATTACTTAGCTGATGCTAATGGTATGCAATTATTACAAGGAAATGTGCAAATGACTGACGAGCAATTCGCAACATGGGGTACTGATAACTCAGTATTGTATGAAATTGTTGCTGATGAAAAAGGCTTAGTTCTTATTGAAGAATAATTTAAATTTAAATCTATATGAATCAAAAGAAAAAAGCTACACTAAAGCTATCTCAAATCATGTCTTTAGAGGCAGAGATAGGGGGTTTACAAAACCAACAAACAGGTGAATCAATTTTAAAAGGCTTATTAAGCCATAAAATGCCGATGATTGCCAAGTTTAAATTAAAAATGTTACTTAACTCTTTGTCAACTATTAAGAAGGCAAATGATGAGTTAAGGGAAGAGTTAATCAAAGAGTATGGTACGGAAGGTGAGAACGGCTCTATTTCAATCCCTATGTATGTAGATGCAGAGGCAGAAGTAAAAGAGTTTAACCCTAAGTACGTTGAGTTCGCTAACAAAATGGAAGAGCTTTTAGCTAAAGAAATTGAGTTTGAATTTGAAGAAATTTCTATGGAAGAGTTGAAAGACCTAGATACTGAGGAGTCATATCCTGCGTTCATGGACTTGCTTATCTTAGTAATGGAAAAGTAATAGCACATTCTCTACCCAAATTAAGCCACGCAGAAATGTGTGGCTTTTTTTATTATATTTGTAATATTAAATAATGACTATATAGAATTAAAGAAGGTAAATTTTAATTTAAATAAAAAATAAAGTTATGAAAAAACCAATTGCTAAAATGTCTATTGCAAAAAAAGAGGTGGTCAAGAAGGTGGTCAAGGGGGTGGTCAAGCAAATTCCAATTGAAAAACCTATAATTAAAAAACCAATTAAAGCAAAACCAAATGCTAAAACTCTTAGTAAAGAAGTTAAGGTTATTACTAAAATTATTAAACCTTCATTTAAAAAACCAATTGTACCAGAAATTATTTATAGTTGGGATTTAGAAAATATTGAAATTAACAACTCAACTAATGTTATTGTTCAAATAACCTATGAATTTATTGGTACTTTAAATGATCAAAAATATGCATTAGCAGGAACGATTACTTTGCCAAAAGATGTAAATCCTAATAGTAAAGTAGAAACAGGTGATTATAGAAATTTATTAAAAGAGGAAATTATAGATTATATTATAAACAATGTATCAGAAAGACATATTGAAACAATGAAAGGTTTGATTATTCAAAATTTCAATGGAAGTAAAATAATTGATAAAACTTTTTGGAAATCCTAAATAAATTATATATTTGTAAACAATTTAATAAACCAATAAAAATGGCAAAGACAAAGTTACCACAAGAAAAAACTGTTGAAGTTAAGAAACTTACAACAGAAGAATTAGAAAATCTAGTTAATGTTCAACAAAAGATTAATAACATTACTTTAAATTTAGGTAATGCTGAATTGGCTAAACAAACAATGTTTGTTGAATATTCTAAAATTAAGGCTGAATGGGATGCTGTTGCAAAAACATTACAAGACAAATATGGTGATGTTAATGTTAACCTATCTGATGGTACAATTGCACCAATAGATCCCTCTGCTAACCCATTAGGGTAAATTCTTTATTCATAAGTATTTTATAAAAAATTTTATAACTGAACTTTTCTTGTTTGGTTATAAAATTTTTTGTATATTATAATTGTATAGAGCACAATAAACTATCACATTATAGTAAATAAAATATTTATGATACCAACAAATTCAAGTAATACAACAAATGGATGTGATAGTATCTCATCTAATTGTGTCATTTGGCAAGGTCCAGATATTAGTTGTATAAACCTTTGTAATGGAGATACAATAAGTGATGTAACAGCCAAATTAGCTACATTAGTATGTTCTTTAATTGAAGATGGGGTTGCTGCTAATCCAAACTTAACAGGTTTAGACTTATCATGTCTTAATATTCCTGGTACAACGCCTACTACATTAGTTCCTGTTTTACAACAAATGGTTAATGCAATATGTGAGACAAATACACCAGCAGGACCTACTTCAATATATATTCAAGCAAACCTTCCTATGATGACTTTGCCTGCATGTTTAATCTATGATGATGCATCAGGTAATCCTGTAACACAATTACGTTTAGATAACTTTACTGTTTTATTAGCAAACAAAATTTGTGATATACTTTCATCTATAGTAATTATTAATTCAACTTTAAGCAATTATAATACTAGATTATTAACATTAGAAGCATGTGTATTACCATGCTCAGGTGCTGTAGCAGAAACGCAAGTAGTTCCAACATGTATAATTAATGTTGGTCAATTAACAGATATATCTGTTTTATTACTTGCTTTAGAAGTAAGATATTGTGCATTAGAAACAGCAGTGGGTTTACCTGCTGCAATTAATGCTGCTATTAGTCAGGCTTGTATATTATCAACTACAACTACATTAGCTAATTCAGCTGTATCATATGGTTCAAAAACTGGTTGGAATAATACCCCTATTAATTTAGCACAAACAGTTCAAAACATGTGGATTGTATTGTGTGATATGTATGAATCTGTTTCAAGTATCAAAACTAACTGTTGTCCTTCAGGTTGTGATAGTGTATCTTTTGGATATAATGTAATAAATGTATTAAGTGGTGAAGGTACAATAGCAGGTCTTAATTTTAATTTTCAAAATACAACAGGTAATGGATCTGTTATTCCAGTAGGATTCAATGATTGTGCGGGTAGTACAGTTATAACTATTAGAGATATTAATAATGTTACTATTACTAGTACAGTAAGTGTTACAGCTTTACAAAATTCTGCATCAGGAGTTACTATTTCAGTACCGGGTTTAAATACTTATGGAGCATTAACTACAAGTATTGCATTCTGTGTTACAAATGGTGGTGATACATGTAGTGATACAATAGTAAAATCAGTCACAGGAGTTATTCCTTGTCCATTACCAGTTATGAGTGCAATTACAACAACAGGAGCTACTGTTACATTTACAAATATGTTAGGTTCAACAGCAACCTATATTATAGATATTCTTAATGCTTCAACAAATCTTGTTGTAAGTACATATACACAAAATAGTCCAGGTCCTACAGTAACACGTGCATTTACGGGGTTAGTTGCAGGAACACAATATAAAACAAGAATAACAGTTCAAATTGGTGGTCAAACACAAGTTTGTACTAATACAGTAACATTTACAACTACAAGTGCAGCTGTTCCATGTAGTAATGGATTAGATGTAGTGTTTGTAGTAGATTATACAGGAAGTATGAGTGAGGTTATTACCGAAATTAAAACAGGTATACCATCTACTATAAGTGTAATACAGTCAGCATCTGGAAGTAATGATTATAGATTAGGTTTAGTTTTAGCTGATGAAGGAAATGATAATACACCAACTTATGCTACATCAACAGATTATCTTGCATTACCAAGTAACCAAAGAGTTATAAACACAGGTGTTGGTAGTAAATGGCAGTATATTACTGCGGTAGAAAAAATGGCTACAAATAATAGTACATCATTTACAACTCAATTAAATAAAGTTTATAATGGTACAAATGGTGTTGGTGGTCCTCCACCTACATATTGGCCAATAGGTGAGGGTGGTGGTGCACCAGAGCCAGTAGATATGGCTATTGGTTTTGTTGTAGAATCAAATGCATTTGCCGGTTCATTTAGATCAGGTGTTGCTAAATATGTAATAATTTATACAGATCAGTATCCTGGTGGAGATGATGATATCTTTAATGCTACAGATATAACAAGATTAGCTTCATTAGCACAAACTTGTTTAACTCAAGGTATTAAGTGTTTTGTATTAGGAGGCGGTGTATCATTACCATATACACCACCAGGTGGAACAGTAACATATCCTTGGCAAGATTTTGCTGTAGCTACAGGTGGTTATTATAATACAGCTTATACAACAGCAGCTGTAAATGCATTGATTACTAATGGTTGTGCTTTAAGTTAATTTAAATAAAATATAAAGATGGCATGTAATTGTTCAAAATGTAGTAGTAATTGTGGTTGTGCTGATACAGCATTAACAAGTCCATGTACATATACTGACTGTAGTGTTGGTAGTGAAAGATGTGATGATATACAATGTGCAGAATGTGTTAGTTATTGTGGAACCTCTTTTCAAATAGGTTCTGCAGGGTCATTATTACAAATAGCTAAAGGTGAAAGACTTGATTCTATTATTCAAAAATTTGCTATGATAGTATCTAATGGTTTAGGAGCATGTACATCTAATGATTTACCACATGATCCATTCAATGTATATGCGGGTGTTATTACAAGTAATAGTGTATCAGTATTATGGAATGGTACTTGGAGTGGAAGCACTGGAGTAAACATTTATTATAATACTCAGATAGCTCCTACCACTTGGGTTTTAGCTAATCCTGCACCAATTGTACCAACCATATTTAACTTTACAATAACAAATCTTTTGTCTAGTACAGCATATAAAGTAAAAGTGGTAAATGTGGGTAACTCATCATCATGTAAACCAATTGAAATACTATTTTCTACACTAGCAGTATAATATTAAAAAAACAACAATAGTGGCGGTTTGTTGGTTTTCTGTCACAGGCGTTGCAAGAGGCTGGGGAAACCCAGTCTCTTTTTTTTTAAATTAATCTTTAATATTAAAAAAAAAATTTACATTTACACAATTAATTTAAAAATGTTCTATGAGTTATTTAAAAAATAAAATACTTGAGTCATTAAAATGGAAAAAATCACCAGCTTATTGTGCTTCAAAACTAGGAATATCAGAAGAAGAATACATTAAAATTAAAGATCAGATTCTGAGTAAATTTAAAAAAGTATATAAAAAACAAGATTCTAAAATAAGTGAGTCTGTAGATTTAGAAAAGGGTGAATCAACAATTTCAGGTTCTTTTACATATGAACCAAAATCAGCAGAAGAGATAATTAAACTTTTAAAAATTGATACAAAAGTTTGGAAGTTATCACAATATTGGAATAAACAAATGGGAGACCATTGGAGAGTTTCAGCTTTAATAACTAAAATTAAAGAAAATACAAAAGAAGATTTATTAATAAATTTATTAAACAATTGGAAACCAAAGGTTTATAAAATAGATACTATAAAAAAACCCCATGACTCTAATAAAGCAGATGTATGCGGGGTGATATCTTTACAGGATATTCATTTTGGAAAACAAGGAAATGAAACCATTGATAAAGATTTTGAAGATACAATAAAAAACTTATTAAACAAAGGTACTGCATCACATAACATTAAAGTATTGTACTTTGTGGTAGGTGGTGACTTAATCAATATGGATACCTTTAATGGTTCAACAACAAGTGGAACACCTGTTGATAATTGTATGTCTGCAACAGATGCTTATATGCAGGCTTTTGATGCAATGCATTGGGCTATAAATTATATAAAACAATATTGTGAAGAACTTGTAGTGGTATATGTTCCTGGTAATCATGATAGATTATCCTCTCATCATTTGGTGCATGCCCTATCTAAATCTATTTATAATGATGGAGATATAGAATGGGATATAAAGTATGAAGAAAGAAAAGTACATGTATGGCATAATAATTTCAATGCATTTGAGCATGGAGATAAATCAAGTAAAAACAATCCTTTAATATATGCATCAGAATACCCAAAAGAGTGGGGTAGCACAACGAATAGGACTTTATATAAGGGTCACATCCATACTGATAGAAAAGTAGAATACATGACATCTAATGAGACGGCAGGATTTATAGAGAAGACACTTCCTAGTTTAGGTAAAACAGACTATTATCACTATAGCAATAAATATACTGGCAATAGAAGATCAGGTAAATTAGAATTACAAGATCCAATTCTAGGCATCATATGTGAATTAACTCATCAATCAGTATAAAGAAGCAACTTAAATTTCATTAAGTGGTCTTTTTTTTGTAAATTATAAATATAAGTGTATGATAAACAATTTTAGAAAACCAGATTTAAAGGCACCAAGATACAGAGAAAAAAGATTAGGTTTATTAAATGAAGAAACTATAAAGGAATTTAAGGAAAAAAACCCTTTATATTATAGTATAGATAATAATAAGTTAAAAAAAATAATAAAGCTTTATAATACAAACTTATGGGAAGCAGTAATTAAAAATAGAGATGGTGTGGAGTTACCTGACTCATTAGGATATTTGTTTATTGGCACATGTCCTTCTTCTAAAACGGTAAATACAAACTATGCACTATCTCAACAATACGGTAAAGTTTTGCAAAACAAAAATTGGGAAACTGACGGTAACTTGGGTAAAATATTTTATACTAACTGGTCAACAAAATATAGATTTAAAAATAGAGAGTTATGGAGATTTGTAGCTTGTAGAGAATTTAAAAGATCAGTAGCTAAAACATATCCAGAAAGCTGGACTAAATATGTTGTAATGAAAAACAAATATAGAGTGGCTCATTTATATGATATGAATACAGAAGAAACCAAAAAAGAATTAGAGTTTTATAATGAATTTGAAACATAAACATAATGTCACAGATAATAATAGGAGAAGCAGTATCAAGAATAAGAGGACAGGTTAAAGCTGAAGTCCAAGATTCTTTTGTTACAGATAGATATATTTACAGTTTAATAGAAAAGTTTTCTCAGGTTTTAATGAGGAGACAAGATTCATTAAACAAATTAATGAAATTTAACTCTGTGTGGAAAGCTCTTCCATATGTTGAATTAATTGATGTAGATAAAGTAGAAGCAGGTTGTTCTGGAATAACTAGCGGATGTACAATAAAACGTACAAAATTAAGATTACCTTCTATGATTGAAGGTTATTGGGGTCCACTCATTCGTACTGTAACCTCAATAGATAGTTCACAAGAACTTCAAGCAACATATCCTGGAGTATATACATCCATGACAAAAACAACATCTTTTAAATATAATAGAACAAAATATTTCTGGTGGTTAGATGGATATATTTATTCACCTAATATTGAATGGGATGCTATTAGAGTTGAAGGTGTGTTTAATGATGATGTTACAAACTGGAATTGTGATACAAAAGATGATTGTATTCCTAGATATAAACAACCAATCTATGTACCTGAAGCAATGTTTGCTGAGATAGAATCTCAAATCATAAATGTTATGATGAATACAATGAAGATACCAAGTGAAGATTCTGATAATAAACAAAATATAAATAGATAATGGGAGTATCACATAAATATAGAACATTCAGTCAATTATATGAAGATGTTGCAGTTGACTTTGCATCTTATTCATTAGAAGGATTGATTGAACCACAACAGTTAATTAAAGTTGCTACTAGAATTAATTATGAACTTGGTTTAAAAATACATAGAACTAAGGAAACTATAATTGATGTAGAACATGGTAGAGCTCAATTACCTAGAGATTTTGCATATATCAATTATGCATTTCTTTGTGGTGAGTATCATATCAATGCATCAATGCCTTCAGGTACACACGTTGAAACTTTTAATGATGTACCATATGTACCAGCACCAGGTGAAGTTGCTTCATGTAGTACAGGAACAGGATGTGCTGATGTATGTGTAGTTCAAACATGTGAAGATAAAAATAGTTATCAATTAGTTCAAAGGATTTCTCCAAATCAATATAGAACTTATAGTACTTGGACTCAATTAAAAATTCAAGATATAAATCAGAAAAGTTGTTTTTGTCCTGATTTGGCAGCACAAGCTCCAGACATTGCTCAAATAGTTGATGGTTTTTTACTTACTAATTTTAATAGTGGTAGAGTTTATATAAGTTATCAAGGAGCAATGGAATCACCTGATGGAGATTTATTAGTTCTAGATCAACCTCTTTGTAATGAATATTATGAATATGCATTAAAGCAAAGAATATTAGAAAATATGATTTGGCAAGGAGAACAAGTATCTCCTCAATTGCAATTAGTTGAAGCACGTTTAAGACCTGCAAGAAATAATGCATTATCATTTGTTAATACACCAGATTTTGCAGAAATGCAAAAAGTCTTTGTAATGAATAGAAGAGCTCAATACCATAATTATTATAATATGTTTATGAGTTATGCTCCTTATAATCCAAGACTTCATAGAGGAATTAATACATCAAGTAGTATTAATAATCCTACACACCAATAAAAGAATTAAATTATTATGGCACAACAAAATGAAAATCCTGGGACATCCTCTGTAAATACTAATTCATTCATTAAAGGAATGAATAAAGATATCACGCAGGCAATGGAACCAAAAGAAAGTTGGTGGCATGCACGTAATGCAATGAATAATTCTACTGATGGAGATCTTGGTGTAATAGGTAATGAACCATCAAATTTACAATGTGGTGTTATACCTTATACAATTATTGGTGCTATACATAGATATGGTGATCAATGGATTGTATATTCTACTGATGATATAAATTCTGAAATTGGAAGATTTGATGATAGTGAATGTAAGTATGAAGTTATTGTAAATGATCCTTGTTTAAATTTTAATAGAAAACATTTAATAGTTGGTGCAGCAAAAGAAAATTTTGATTGTACTTGGCAAGTATATTGGGATGATGGAAACAATCCTTCACGTTCATTAAACATTGATAAAGTTCCTTGGATTCAAACTGTGTCTTCTGCACCTGGTGATTCTTGTATTACTTTTGCTGATACAACGTCTTTAAATTGTGAGAAAATAAGATTAGCTCCTTTAGTAGATACACCTTGTGTTACTTTAAGTAAATCAATAGATGGTGGTATGTTACAGAATGGTGCATATCAAGCATTTATTGCTTATACAGAAAATGAACAAAAAGTAACTGATTATATTGGTGTTTCTAATATTCAAACATTATGGTCACATTCTGGTACAGCTGGTTCATTAAATGTTAAATTAAGTAATTTAGATAAAGATTATGATTACTATGAGTTAGTATTACTTGTTAGAAATCAAGGTCAGATATATGCTAAACGCATAGGTCTTTATAGTACACAACAACAAGATATTAATATTGATTATATTGATGATACATTAGTTGCTGTAAGTTTAAAAACAATACCTCAAAGAAGTCCTGCTTATGAAAAATCAAATGCAATGTATGTTGTAAATGATTGGTTAATTAGACAAGGACCTGTAAGTCAATTTGATTTTAACTATCAACCAATAGCAAATGATATTAAAGTTAATTGGGTAGCAAATCAAATAAATGCTAGTTATTATCATTTAAGTGGTAATAAGATGGGATTCTTAAGAGATGAACAATATGCATTCTTTATTAGATGGATTTATAACACAGGAGAAAGATCTTCTTCTTATCATATTCCAGGAAGAGCACCAAGGCCATTTACAACCCCTTCAGGAACATATCTTGAAACAGATACTATATACGGCAATAATGTGTTAGATGTTGCTGGAGATCCTTTATATAAGGTTTATAATACAGGAACAATTACAGCACAAAATTTAACTGAAGTTCAACCAGATGGTTCATTAGTTATTGCTAGAGGTGAAATGGGATATTGGGAATCAACCGAAAGATATCCTGCTAATAGACCTGACATTTGGGGTGATCTTTGTGGTAAACCTATTAGACATCATAAGTTTCCTACTGAAGAAGTGGGAGGTGCAAATTCACCATTACATATAAGTACAACAGCTGGAGATTTAATTAATATCTTGGGTGTTGAATTTACAAATATTGGAAGACCAAAAAATAATGACGGAACATATATATCAAATGTAGTTGGTTATGAAATATTAAGAGGATCTAGAGCAGGTGCAAAATCTATTTTAGCAAAAGGGTTATTTAGAAATATGCGTAAGTATACTATACCTAATGCAGAAAATCTAATAGGTAATTCTGTTCAAGGTTTATATCCTAATTATCCATACAATGATTTAAGACCGGATGTTTACTTTCATGATGGTGCTGCAAATTCTATCAATAGAACAGAAGGTTGTGATAACTATACTGAATCAATACGTGATTTTAAACCATTAGGTTCAGCACCTGCTGTAGCCGGTGATCCATCTGGATATTCAAAAACAGTATTTAGTTTTTCTTCACCAGATTTAATGTTTACTAAACCTTTTTTAAATGCTTATGAAACAAGATTATATGGTGAGGTAAGTGGTAATTCAAGCGGTTATTTTAAAGCATCTGAGGATCATCCACAATTTAAATTATTAAGAAATGGTGCTGCAATAATAGCTTCTGTTATTGGTGTTGGTTATGCTATGCATAAAGTATTAGGAACAAGAAGTACAACAGTGGAAGGTGCTAGAGGAAATTTTGATTCATCAAGTTTTCTTATGGCAGGTCTTTCAAGTGGATTTGGTCCAAACCCTCTTGTACTTGCTCCATATATAGTTGCAGGAATGGGAGCAGTTGGAGCACAATCAGCTGCTGCAGTAGTTATAGATGTATTACTTGGAGACGCTGCAGGATTAGCAGATCTTTATCTTACTGGTGGAACAGCAACATATTCAAAAGATATGCTTAATGCAGGAGCCGCTATTGCTGCTGGTGCTTTTCCTGGTGTAACAGGTGGTACTATAACTAAAACACAAGTTAATGATTCATCAGAATCATCATTACCTACAATTGTAAAGTTGTTTGTAGCTTCAACTATGGCTAAAACTAATATAGCAATTGGTGGAAATGAAATATTAGAATTAATTTATAACTTAATTAATAAATCTGATTTTGCATTTAAATACAATTCTTATGGATTTTTTAATTCATATCAAAAAATTAATACAGGATTATTTAGAATTAAAAATACAGATTCAAATTATTTAGGTCAATCATTTCAATCATTTGATAGTGGGAAGTATAAAATTAATAATTTATTTAGACCATCTACTGTAGTTGTTTCATTAAGTAATCCTGTAACAGAACCAAGTGTAATTGATACATCAAGATTTACAATTGGGGGTTCTGTTAGTACTACTGGTAGTGTTAATGTTACAGATGAAAATATAACTAATCCATCAGTTAAACAAAAAACGCCTATATCAGCTTATTATGGTGCTCTTAAATTTAATTTTGATAATCAGTATGGTCAATTAGATGGCATTAAGCAAGTTCAAATGAGAGGTTGTGTAGAATATTTAGATCCTACTAAACCCGATGCTTTTAAATATTCTAGTTCAGCTATATTTAGTGGTGATATATTTATTACTAGATATACTGAAAAAGTTATTATGCCTATATTTGCTCAATATTTATTAGGACAACCTGATGAATTTACATATGATTATTCTCAACACGTTAATATACCATATCCAAGATTTTGGTTAAATTCTCAAAAATTTGATATGAGTACTTTAGCTGAGGAAATTGCTTCTCTTGGTTTTGCAAGTTCTGGTGAATTAGATAATGTTTTTCCTAATGATTTGTTTTATTTAGATAGAGGATCAAATAGTTGTGCTAGTGGTTTAAGTGCAATCTTTGGTGGTAGTGGTGATCCTAATCCTAAGTTTGCTATGAGATATGCTTATATGTATACTCACGTTAATGGCATATTAGATTTCTTTGTAGAGTCTGAAGTTAACTTAGCTAATAGAGATTGGGAAGATAGAACAGAAGCAAGAATATATGATGTATATGGATATAATGATATAGATGAATTATTTCATGCACAAATAGAAAAGAAAGATAACTTCTATAAATATGATGAATCACTAAGTCCATCTAAATTTGTAACACAGTTAGGTAGTTTTGGTGAGATTCAACCAAGATACTATGATCCATACACTGCAGAAAATTGTTATGTTAGTTATCCAAAAAGATTAATCTATTCATTACAAGCACAAAAGGAATCTAAGAAAGATTTTTGGAGAGTATTCTTACCATTTAATTATCAAGACTTTAAAAATAAAGTCAGTGTAATTAAACCTATTAATAAAAATGGTGCTATTATATTCTTTCCTTTTTTATCTCCTCAAATGTTTCAAGGAGTAGATACTTTGAGAACATCTTTGGATACTAAACTTACTATTGGTGATGGAGGATTATTTAGTCAACCATTCCAAAATATTGTTAATGCAGATTTATCAAATGAGTATGGTTCATGTGAAAGTTTAAGAAGTGTTATGAATACACCTGCAGGTTTGTTTTTTATATCTCAAGCTCAAGGTAAAATATTTCACTTTACTGGACAAACATTAGATCCAATATCTAATGCAGGAATGAAATGGTGGTTTAATAAATACTTACCATCTCAACTTGTTAAACAATATCCTCAATTAGAAGCTTCACCATTATCAGATAATCCTGTAGTTGGTGTGGGTTGTCAAACAATTTATGATCCTAATGATGATATAGTTTACTTTATGAAAAAAGACTATAGAGTTAAAGCTACATATATTGCTGATGTTACATATACAGAAAATAGAGGATTTGCTTTATTAGGAAACCCTATTACATTAGGTGATCCAATTTATTTTGATGATTGTTCTTGGACTGTAAGTTATGATCCTAAAGCTAAAGCTTGGATATCATTTCATGATTGGCATCCAGAATTTGCATTACCTAGTATTAATCATTTCTTTACTACTAAGACTATGACTACTACTATTCCACAATGTCCTCCAGGTTATACATATAATGCTGCTAATGGACTATGTGAACAATCAATCAATATTAGTGAGCGTGCTATTATTACAATAGAAGAAGTTAATTCTGTTATTAGTGGCGGATTTCCTAATCCTTTTATTTGTAATTGTCCTCCGGGTTATACAAAAGTATTTTATAATTCTACAACCAATGTTTATACTTCACCAACTGGTATATGTAATAATATTAAACCACCTATCTGTAGAAAAGTTACTTGTGCATGTCCTATATCTCCTGTAGGTACAACAACTACAACAACAGGAAATTGTGATGATGTTTATTTAGTTGGAAATCCAACATATGTAAATCCAAATCCAAGGATTTGTAATTATTTTAAATATGAATCTACACCAGCTAATTTTAAAGTTGGTTCATTTTGGAGACATAATTCAAGGTGCGATAGTTTTGCTAATTTTTATGGTACTAATTATCCATGGGAAGTAGAATTAGTTTCTAATACAGGACAAATGGTTAATACTGTTAGAAGTATGGAATACCAATTAGAAACTTATGTATATAAAGGAGACATGGGATTTGCTTGTAATGATGATAAATGGGAAGATTTAAACTTTAACTTTGACCAATCAATTATTTATAATAATGAGCAGGTATCTGGTTTATTACAATTAACTCCAACACCATATAATAATCCTGTATTAGAATTGAGTTATCCTATTATCAATACAAATAGTATAAATATACTATGTTCTAAAGTAGAACAGAAATATAGATTCAATCAGTTCTATGATATCACTAAAGATAGAGGAGAATTTACAAATGCTGAACAGGCAATATGGGATACACAACCAAATGGATATATTAAAGTTTTAAATACTATAAACTTAAATTATAATAAACCTCCATTACAACATAAGAAGTTTAGACATTACTATACTAATGTTATTTTGAGAAGAGTTAAATCAGAAAATAGAAAGATGTTATTAAGATTGAATAACACTAAATTACTTTTATCAATGAGATAATGGAGAAAAAAATACAACATAAAGAAAGTAGAGGATTACCCGGTGGTCCAAATGAGATGTTTACTTATACCACAGGTATATTTTCTACAGAAGGATTTAGGATGGATAGTCCAGATGTTAATAACTATGAAAACATTATACCATCTGGATCTATTACTATGAAAGAAAAAGATGGTAGCCCTCTAAGAAAGGGACCAATCTATGGTGTAGATAATTTAGGTAATGAACAAATTATGTATCCAGGATATGATTATGAATTTCCCGGTACACAAGTAAAAGAAACATTGCTAGCTAAAATGGGTGGTGGCTTATTAGATAAAACTATTAAGTGTTCTAGTTGTGGTTGGGAATGGAAAGCTGCTGATGGTGGTTCAGATATTATGGATTGTCACAAGTGTGGTGGGGAAGGTATGGTAAAAGCACAAAAAGGAGGAAGAGTTTCTATTCCTGTAACTGATCGTAATGATCCAAGACTTAAAAACTACAGTGATAGTTTGAGTGTTTTTAATACAGGTACTAACTTGAAAAATAAACTTATGAATTTTCATAATAGTTTGCCAAATGGATTAGAAAAAGAGAAAGAAGTTTTTGGTGATGATAATTATGAAAAAGGAGTAAAATATAATATTGCGTTAGTTGAAGGTAAGGATAACAAAGATAAATATAGAAAGTTAAGAGGTGACTATGTTAAGTATATAAATGAACATTTTGGCACTAGGACATCACCCATGATAGATTATACTAGACAAGTAGGTACATATTCTCCTAATGCAGGTGGTTCATCAGAATGGGTTTATAATTTTAAAAAACCTGAACAACCTTATTATCTTGAAAGATCAAACATGGATACAATTCCATCAAGAGGTATTTCAAATATTGATGCAAATGATAATCTTTCTTTAAAACCTATGTCAGTTGATAGCAATCAATACGTTCCTGATAACAAAGTTTATGTTATGAGAAATCCAAATGGTACTGAATCTATTATAGATAACGTTGAAGCACATTCAATGATTAAAAGAGGAGTTCCTGGTATATATAGCAGAAAGGTTGATAATATAAAAAGAGAAAATATTAGTAATCCTTATGATGAAAGTATTGCTCAAAATTATCAAACAGGAGGTTCTACAGGTGAAGAAGATTTAATGACTGAATATGGCAAAAGAATTGTAAAAAAGGTTGCTCAGTATGGTGATAAACTAAGACCTGCATCTTTTTCAAACAAAGCAGCTGATATGGCTGAAGCAAAAGGATTTGGATTTGGTGAAGATAATCAAGGACCATTAGATGCTGTAAGACATGCAAGTGCTGCAGCAAGTGTTGCATCTAATTTACCTGTACCATCATTTATGAATAATATTTTGTCAGGATCTGAACAAGCAATAAGAGAATATGGATCAAGAGCATTAGGTGCTTTATATGAAGTAGCAAACTATAATTCTGAAGGTAGAGATATGGATTTTTATAATAATAAGATTGGTGCACAAATAGGTTCTATACCAGGACTTACAGATGAGCAACGTTTAAAGCTTATCAATAATGCACTACTTAATAAGCAACTACAAATAGATAATAACAAACGTATCAAACCTAAGCAAGAAGGTGGAGAACAAGAAGATACTCCATGGACAGCATATTTAAATCCAGCAAACTGGGGTACATCTAGATATGATGATGCGGGTACATTTAAAAAAGCATTTAGAGCAGCACGTATAGAAGGAGACTCTGATTTCTTATATAAAGGTAATAGGTATTCAACAGAATTAAAACCTGCTGCCCCTCCTTTAAAAGGAATAACACCAGAACTTTTAATAAGACAAGCATATAGAGAATCTACATTTAACCCCAATGCTGTTTCACCTGCTGGATTTAAAGGTATAGGTCAAATTGGAAAGGCTGTAATAAAAGATTATAAAAAAGCTAATAATATTACAGGTGAAATAGATCCTTTTAATATAAAGCAAAACTCTGATGTCCAAAAATATACAATGAATGAATTGTATAATTCAAGTTTTATTGATAAACCGGGACAATCAGAAGAAGTAAGGCTTGCTAAAACTTTAGCTTCTTATAATTTAGGTAGGACTAAAGTTTCTGATTTATTAAATGATTTAAAAGAAGAGGGTGTTGATATATATAATAGTTTAGATTGGATTAATAAATTACCTTCAGAATCAAGAAAATATATTAATGATATATTATTACAAAAAAATACTACTTTTAACAGTGATTTTTCTAAAGCATTAAGTGATAAAAAGAATATACCAATAAAACGTTTATATGGTTTTAGAGATGGTGGTGAATCAAAACCAGGTCCATTAATGAAGGCATATAACAGACTTCCAATGGAAAAGAAAATGGGAGGTGCTATTGTCAATAAAAAACAATTTGGTGGCCAATTAAATTCTGGTAACATTACCATGTATAAAGATTATATAAAAGGTAATATTGAAAATGAAACAGAAGCAGTAAAAAACTATGATAAGTTAAATAGAATTTATTATAGTAAAGCAAAAGAACTAGGAATGAGTGCAGCAAATTACATAATGACGCATGTTGCAGACAACTCTTAAACCTTAAAAATTAGTAAATCTATTGATTTATTTGTATATTAATAATATAATATAAGTACCGTGAAAGTAAACAAAATAAGTTTAAAGCAAGAAGGAGGACAAGCTACTGAACAAGTTGGGGCACAACCACAACAATCAGTAGATCCTGCTATACAACAAATTTCAGATTTTATTTCTCAAGCAATTAACCAAGGACAAAATGCTGCAGAAGTTGTTATGTCTTTAGTTCAGCAACAAGTTGATCAACAAACTATTGGTCAAGCTTTAATGATGAATGGTTTTGAAGAAGATGATATTATGTCTTTGTTTGAACAAATGAGTCAAGGTCAACAACCAGAAGAACAAGTTGGTGGTGAACCTGATCCTGCTAATTTAAATCAAACTCCGGAACAATTAACTCAAGATGAAAGAATGCATGCTGATGATATGTCTGCAAAAGAAACTGAAGAAGCGGGATTATCTTTAGGTAAATCTGGTATAGAAATTAAACCTGAAAATGAAGGTAAGTTTACTAGATGGGCTCAAGCACGCGGTATGTCTGTACAAGAAGCTGCAAGTAAAGTTATGGCAAATACAGATGAGTATCCGCCAGCTGTAGTTAAGATGGCAAACTTTGCTAAGAATGCTGCCGGATGGAATAAAGAATATGGTGGTGAAAATTATCAAATGGGTGGTGTTCCTCAAGGTAAAGTAGCAGCAGTCAATAATGTATCTGTAGGTAATAAAGATATGAATTGGCAAAGGGCTCCATTATATATTAATCCAATGGAATTTGAATATACAAATGATAACTTTAGTTTAGGTAAAGCTGCTGCTGTTGCTTATGGTGGTTATAAAGAATTTTTAAGTGGTGCTGATGAAAATAAAGATGGTATTAAAGATGGTTTCTTTAGAGATGGTTCTAAAAAATCTGCAATAAGGGATGCATCTAAAGGTAATTACTATAATTATAAAATTACTCAGGATGCTAATGATATAAATAAACAAAATTCAATGATACCTACTGGAGATAATGGTCAACCCGCTCCTAGTATGTTTAATACAAAACCAGCAACATCAATGATGAATGCAATTCCTTCTGCTTCAACTAATATTCCACAAAAATCATTTAAACAATGGTATAGTTCAGGGGATGCTATTAGAAATCAAGGTAAAAGTTCTGATCAACTTAAGTCTGAATATGATGCTTATCTTAATAATGGATACATGTATGGTGGAGATATAATGCAATTTGGTGGTCAACTAATGTCCAAAGATGAATGGATGAGTGAAAATGGAAGGGGTATGATTGGACAAGAGTTAATAGATGAAAATGATTATCAAACTTATGTATCTACAATGGAACCCATTCCTGCATCTCAAACAACAAGTATACCAGCATTTCAACCAATAAAAGTAGAAAGAACAAATAATTTTGAAGGTGGTCTTAATAGATTTATAGATAGTCCGGGTGTACAAGGCTATGGAAAATTGTCTAACTTTGCAGTAAAAGGTGCGGATGTTATTAATGATTATTTTAGAGATAAAAATATTAATCAAGCAAGAGAAGATAACTTTAATAAATTGGGTGCTGATTTTCAATACTCTACTGCAGAAGATCCTTTTAATAAAAGAGGACTATTTGATATTAATACAGGAACTGCAGGAAGTGAAGGAGATAGAACAACTGGTTTATATATGAGCAAATACGGTGGTGAAAAGAATACTGTAAATGTTGATTCAAATTTATTAGCAAAATTAATTGCAGCGGGAGCTGACATTGAAATATTATAACTATGGCAAAAATTAAAATAAATAGTTTACCTGCAGGCTTTAAATTAGTTAATGGTAAAGTAGAAGAAGATCAAATGATGAGAGAAGGTGGTTATGTAACTGGTGATCAAGCTGGTTATGGATTAGTTACTTTACCACAGGAGTATTATAATAATGCTAATATAAATACCACAAGAGATGAATCTGTTAGATACAGTTTATCTAGCGTACCTAGAGACAAAGCAAATATTGAAGCTGAGGGTGGTGAAACGGTATTAACTGATTTAAACAATGACAATCAATTTGGTCTGTATAATATAACAGGACCAAGACACTCTAAAGGTGGTGTGCCAATGTTTTTACCAGAACAATCTTTTATCTATTCTGATACAGATAAGATGAGATTTAATCAAGAAGAGCTTACTGAGTATGGTATAGAGACTAAATTAAAAATGACTCCTGCTCAAGTATCTAAAAGATATGATCTTAATAAGTACTATGGTACTATGAAAGATCAATTTGCTGATGAGATAACAGCGCGTAGTTCTGAGATTATGTTAAAGAAAAACATGATGGGTTTGTCTAAGTTAGCATTTGGTCAAGAACTTAAAAAGAAATTTGATGATGGTGTACCTTTAGCGGCTCATCCATACTTAGTTTCTATTGGAGAAGATCCAATTGAGTTTACTGCTAAGGTGGAAAACATTACTAAGAAGCAAGCTCAGATGAAAGCCTTTGCTGCTTTGCCTCCTGATCAACAACAACAATTAATATTGTTACAAGAAATGATGGCACAGATGGATCAACAACAACCTCAGCAAGAACAGTCTTTTGAAGATCCTTCAATGCAAGAACAACAATTAGCTATGGCTGATGAAGATGTTATGGATAATGAGGAAATGGCAAGATATGGTAAAGAAATAGGAATGTATCAAGATGGTAAAGAAACTCCTAAATTTAAAGCAGATAAAGAAGCTCAATTAAGAAAAGAAAAAATTTCAAGTCAAAATCAAAAAGGACAAGGTTCTGTATCTATTTATGGTGAAGATCTTATGGGTCAAGAAAAAGCAATGAATGAAAGTCCTATTGGTTTATATAAATATGGTAGATTATCACAAGGTAATAGACCTGAATTTCAAAATAGAATTGGAAATGCATATGGTTCTGCAGATATTGCTTTACCAGAATCAAAAGCTGATTTTTATGATAGATGGGGAGATGTTGTAGCAACAATACCAGGATTTGATTATGATAATCCAGATGCTCCTCAGTGGGGACAGTTTCAAAGAAAAGCTGAAGATACTAGAAAAAAAGAACACATTGCTGCATTTGGTAATCTTGATAATTATATACCTTACTTTAAAGAAAAAGGTGATAAAGGTTATGTTAAGGGTGAAGGATTTGATAGTAAATTAGGATTACGTACATACAATACACCACGTTTTAAACTAGGTGATATACAACCTAGTAATGCTACAATTAATAGTAATGTTCCACCAGTATCAAAAACTCCTTTAGAAGTTCCACCAGTTAACGAATATATGCCACCTCAACCAGAATGGTGGAGACAAGATGTTAATAATCTAAATGCATTAAGTTTAATTGATGATAATTTATATTTACCATGGGCACCAGATGCTGCACCAGCTAAAGTAGATTATGTATTAGATGATTGGAGAGGTAATGCTAATGCAAATTTAGCAGCTGCAAATACTATGGCTCAAGCATTAGGTGCTGTCGGTGGACCACAAGCTGTTGCTGCTTCAAATATTCAAGGTACGGCTATGGATAACATTGCTCAAGGTATTAATAATGTCAATACCAATAATGTGCGTATAATGAATCAAGTAGCTCCAATGCAATCACAATTGAATATGCAAGTTGATGCTATCAATCAAGCTAGAAATATGAAAGTTTATGATGATACTCAAAAGACTTTGCAATCTAGTGATAACTTTCAAAATTGGAAGATTGGTAAAGAGAATGAATTATTTAATGCTGCACTTACTAATAGAGCTAATACAGCTAATTTAAATTCAATATATGATAATTATTCAATTGATCCTACAACTGGAGGTATTATTGGATTTAAAGGTGCTAAAGCTCTTCAAAAAGTAGGTAAACAACCTGATTTAATTAAAAACTTTTATGATCAAGTTGTTGATTATGAAAGACAAACGGGTAAACCAATGCCAGATGCTCTTATTAATAAATTATTTCCAGGACAAACAGCAATTGATCCTGATATAACTAATGCACAATTAGAGGCACAAAGAAGAGGTGCTCCAATAGGTTATCCACAGACTCAGAGTAAATCAGGAAAAGAAATAAAAAGAATGGTGGTGCCATTCTATACAGGAAAGATGGGAGCATAAACTTTAAAAGTTTTATGATTTATCTTGTTAAACTTAATAAATTTTAGTAATTTACAATTATGGCAACATACGTACCAGGAGCAGAAACATATTTACCCGACATTAAACCATTTACACCAGACTATAAATTTTTGTCTGCTGTACTTGATGTCAGAACAGATAAGTATAATACTAATTGGAAGGCAACTAATGATCTTTACAATAAAGTTGTCTATGCAGATTTGTCTAGAACAGATACCAAAGAACAAAGAGACCAATATATAAATCAATTAGCTCCATCTTTAGAGAAGATCTCAGGGATGGATTTATCATTGGCACAAAATGCAGATTCTGCTAAGTCAGTGTTCGCTCCATTTTTTGAAGATGATTTAATAGTTAGTGATATAATGCATACTTCTAACTATAGAAAAGAAATGGATTATGCAAATAGACTTATTGATTCTCCTGATCAAAAGCAAAGAGAAAAATATTCTCAAGATGGAGTAAAAGGTTTACAATATCATATGGAGGATTTTATTAACTCTTCTCCTGATAAAGCAATTAAAATGGGATTACCTAAGTTTGTTGAAGATGCTGATTTATTTGAATTAGCACAAGAAACATTAGGTGCAATGAAACCTCCTTTAAAAGTAAAGGTAGATCATTATGGTATGAATCCCAATGGTACAGTAAATACTGATTGGATTATTACAGAACAGAATGGTAATTTAGTTACTGGTCCTGCATTACAATATATTCAAAAAGCTTTATTAGATGATCCAAGAGTTGTTAGACATTATCAAAATCAAGCTTTTGTAAGAGGTAGAGATTTTGCTGCAGAAGGTATGGCTAATGGAATATTTGCAACTAAAGAAGAAGGTCAAGCTGCTTGGGCATCTGAAACTATTAATAGAATTAATCAACAAAATGAATATTATTTAAAGAAAGATATAAAAGCTTTAGCTAATGCTCAAGATGTAAATGTTAGATGGGATAACTATAAAATAAGTAATGGTGTTGTTCCGGGTTCAGATGATGAAAAAGCAATGCTTGCAGAACGTTCATCTTATGAAGCTACTAAAGCAGCTTTAGATGCAAAGTTTAATATTCAAAAAACAGCTAATGCACCCGTTAAAGATTTTGAAGGAACATTAAATAAAGCTTATAATCTTTTAATGCAAAATAATATAGCTAAAGATATGCAAGCTGCTGCTCAAGCTTATGGTGCTAGAGATATGGAGTATACTATGAAAGTTAATGAGTATGCTAAACAACAAAAGCAGTTTCAATTTGATATGGCTAAAGTTACACAACAACATTTAAATGCAATTGAGTTAGCTAATATTAAAGGTTCAATTGATTTTGAATTGGCAAAAGCAAAAGGTGAACTTGTATCTCAAAATCCTTTATTAAATACATTATTAGGTGGTGAAGCTTCTATTGGCGATGCTAGAAATACAGAATTTAAAGTAGGTCCAGATGGATTGCCTGATCCAAATACAGAAATGTATACTAAATTAATTATTGATTATGATAAACCAAGAAACGAAGCTAGAGATAAACAACTTAATGTTTTAACTAATGTATTAACATTTTTAAATCCTGCAGGAGATATAGATAATTCTGGTAAACCTACACAAAAGTATACAGTAAAAGTGGAAGGTAAAGATTTTATAGGAACAATTGATCAAATAAAAAATAAACTTGGTACAAAAGACGAAAAGGGTAATTATATATATGCATCTGATATAGATAATTTGTATCAACAACAATCTAAAATATTAGATGATCCAAAACAAATGGCTAAGTATCCAGGTAAAGGTAAGACCAAAACTTATGATGATTTGTATAAACAAATATATTCTGATAAAGGTCTTAATACAACAATTGAAGTACTTGATAAAACATTTCAAACTGTATCTAATAAATATAAAAATACTCATGATAAAGCTATAGAATTAGTTAAAGGTGAAGATGCTAACGTTAAATCTTTAATGGAAAATGCAGGTATGCCGGGAATATATAAAACACTTCCTAGTGGTGTACAACGTGAATTAACTAAACCTGAATATATTAATAATGTAATATCACTTATTAATCAAGGAAAAGTTAAAAATATAGATTTAATTGGATGGGATACTGGTACTAGTAATAGCAAGTATATGCATACTGTTAAAAAAGGTACAGGTCAATATTATACTGTTAGAGATGGTCAAGGTGGTACTGAACAAAGAGAACGTATGACAACAGTTACCGAATTAGATAAAGCTGCTATTGAAGCTGAAGCTGGTTTAGTATATGATAAAATTAAAGCAAAAACTAATAGTGCTTTAACAGGACATCTTGGTGATAAATTTGAAACAGGAACATTTAAAGGTACTTTGTATGGAAGAACTGGTGCTTCTGATATGACTATATCACCAGTTTATAAAGCTATCATAGATCCTTTATCTGCTACATCAGAAGGTCAAGCTACCTTAGCTCAAATGATTACTCAAAAAAAGATGTTAGATTCACAAGGTGGTGGCTATACAATGGTACTTGGTAATTTATCAGATAAAAAAGATAGTAAATCTATAGTTAATGATGCATTAGCTACTAAAGCATATAATGCATATATATCAGATATGACAACATGGTTAGGTAATCCTAAACGTAGTAATACAGCGGGTATTACACCAAGAGCAAACATTATATATTCTGGTACAATGGGTCCTGCAGGAGAAGGTGATAAAACTACAGCTGGTTATACTATTGATGGATTTAATGAATGGTTATCAAGTAAAGTTAAAGGTTCAGTAACAGAAGCAACTGGTGCTGCAGGAGAATATGGTTTATTTAGCAAATCTGAAGTAGATCAATTACAAAATGGAATTAGTATGGTGTTTGATAAAAAACAAGATATCAATCCTAGATCAGAACGTAATCAATATTATTCAAGTACGTTGTCAGCTATTGAAGCTAGTCCTGAAAAATTTGTAGAATATAATTATCCTGGAGTAGATGGTATGACACCAACTGCATCATATAGAATTGTAAAAACAGGAACTGATCAGTTTTATGCTACATATAAATATAGTACTTATCAACCTAATGGAACTTATAATACAAGTGATTGGCAACAAGTTCCAATAGAAATGAGTTCTTTTAATGCAGCTCAATCAATTGATGAACAAGTAAGAAAATTACAAGAATCATTTGAAATTAAAAGGCAATTAAACTTAGAGGATTATAATAGAAATTCTGCAGTTAAAGGCAGAAAAAATTAAAAAATCACTACATTTACAAAAAATAATTCAGGTACTAATACATGGAAAATCAAATTGAAAATAACAGTTTAGATCAAACAATTTTAAATAATCAAGTTACAGAAAGTGTTATTCCAAAAGATAATTCATTTCAACCTGTAATGGATATGTTTGATAGTGAAGAAAATAATGCTCTTATGAGCAGAATAGATTTAGCACAGTTACAACAACTTGATGCATTAAAGCCATTAATTGATACAACAGGAATTAGATCAAATGGAAATGCAGCCGCAAGAAGACCTACATTATCTTCTAATACATTTGATCCGGTTCTTCAACAAAATCCACCAAATATAAATGAACCGGGTGGATTTGAAAGAATAGTAGAACAAAATGTAAAAGCAGGTTTTCAAAAAAGTCAAGGAAATATTGCGCCTGGAACAGGTGTAGCTGCTCCTGCTTTTGCGGGAATGGTGCAAAGTAATTTCATGCGTTATTATGAGCATCCTGAATTTCAAAAATTAGGATGGAAACCATTTGCAGATAATGAAGCATACTATAATGCTAACTCAACCATCTATGATGATATGAGTAGAATGTGGGGTCAGTTTGGAAGTTTAACCGGAACAGGATTTATGGGTGGATATAGATCTATTGGATCTATGTTTACTGGTGAATCAATGACAACAGATTTAAAATCTGCTAATGAGTTTGAAGATGCAATGGCAATTGGTAATTCAACTAGAGGAGGTGCTTTAGGTTTTACAAATAATTTATTATTAAATTCTGCATACACAGTAGGTATTATTGGTTCAATTGCAGCAGAAGAATTAGCATTAGCGGCTTTAGAAGTAGGAACATTTGGTGGTGCTACTCCATTATTAGCAACAAGAACTACAGCTAATGCTGAAAGACTAGTAAGAAGTATTGGTCAAGCTACTACAGTTGGTAGACTCTATAGTGCAGGTAGAGGAATGATGACTGCATTAAAAGGTGTTGATGCAGCAAAAGATTTTTGGTCTATTGCCAGAGCTGGTGGTAAAATGACTGCTGGAATATTTGCACCTGAAACATTAGCTGCTGTTAAAAGATTAAAAACTACAGAAGTAGTAGCACAAAACTTAACTAATATGGCTAAAGCATCTGAGTATGCTGGAGCATTTTATAGAGATGCTAGAGCTTTAAATTTAGCATTATCAGAAAGTAAACTTGAAGGAGGTATGGTCTATAATCAATTGGTTAAAGATGGTATGGATATTAAATTTGCTGAAAATAATGGTAACCCGGTTACTACAGAACAAGTTGCAGATATTCAAAATAATGCACACAAAGCTGCATTTGCAACTACAATGACAAACATGCCTGTAATATACTTGACTAATAAATTAGTTTTAGGTAATTCATTAGGAGGTTTTAACAAATCATTGGGTAGAATATTTAATGAACAAGCAAAAGGTATTGGTAGTAGAATTATTAAAACTGCACAAACTGTTGGAAAAGATGGTGTAAAATCATTATCTCCATTTAAAGATGCTGGTACAGGACTTAAAGGATTAGCCACAAGACTTGCTAATGCAGGAGTTAAAGGTAATTTAACAAAATTAGGTCAGGGTTCATTAAGATATTTTGCAGCAAATTTAGGAGAGGGTGTACAAGAACTTTCTCAGGAAGCTATTTCATCGGGTACTAAAAACTATTATACTTCCGTATTAAAAGATCCAATGAATGGAGGACCTGAATTGTTTAATGCTTCAGTTAAAGCTGGATTAGGTCAACAAGTTTCAGCTCAAGGATTTGAAACATTTATGTCAGGATTTTTAATGGGTGGTATAGTTTCTATACCGCAAAAATTATTTTTCCAAGGTGTACCTGCTTTATATCAAAGAGTTTCTGATCCAGAAAAGTATGCTGAGTATAAACAAAAAAGAGATAACCTAGTTAAATCTACAGTTAATACTTACAACGCTGTTTGGAATGCACAAGCACAAGATCCAAGTTCAATTTTTGATCCTAAAAGATTTAATTTTCTACAACAAAAGGCAGCAGCTCAGGGAAAGACATTAGCATCTATTGCTATGGATAGATTTTATTTTACTGATGAAACTGATTTTGCTAAATTTAATCAAATACATACTGTATTAGTTTCTGGTGGTGCTGCTTTATTTCAAGATCAATTACTTGATTATATGAAAATGTCTGATGAAGATTTAGCTACAGCTTTTCCTTCAAGCAAAAAAGATATTAAGAATGGAAAGATTAGAGAACGTCTTCAAAGTATGGTCAATCAAATTGACAAAACTGAAGAAGTATATAGTCAATCAAAAGATAGATATCCAAATCCATTTATACCTGAAGCTTATGAAAAAGATTCAAGACAATACGTAGAAGAAAAAATAAAACAAATTGCATTTGAGCATGCTAGATATCTTTATATGTTCACTCAAGATGGATTCACTAGAGCATTAGAAAGATCAAATAGTATATATCAAAGTTTAGCATCTGATCCATTGTTTGATAAAATGGCAGCAAGTGATTTAACTGTATTGTTAGATCAAGAATCTATTGATAAAGAAATAGCATTTTTAACTGAGGAAATTAAAATTTTAGATGGAGATAAAAGTAATAAAAGCAAAATAAAAGAAAAAACAGACAAAAAAGAAAGATTATCCGCATTTAAAAATGTATTACTAGAAAATCAAACTAAAGATGGTTCTTTTGATAAAAGAAAAATGGGTGCACTCAGAAAAGAATTTGAAAATTATATTAAACATATGGCTCAAACATCTGGTACATTTGTAAATAAAGATAATATTGATGCTGCATTAAAACAAATTATAGATTATACTGCATTACAAGGTAGAGCTAAACTTTATGATAAAGCAATTGAGTATTTAAATGATCCTCAAAAGTTTGATCTTGTATTTGAAAGAACATCTGAAGTATTAAAAGAACAATACAAAAACAGAAAATCAATATTTGAACAACAAGTAAGTGATTATATTGGTATAATTGAAAGAAATGAATTAGCCAATCAAATTGCAAAAGCAGGATTTATTCCCAATAATGAGCAAATGCAAATGTTTTTAGAAACTGGAGACACCAAATATTTAAAAATATTTTATAATCAAAAAGGTGAACAATTAGGTATTTTAGACAGACAAGATCTAGAAGATATACAAGCATTATTAAATGACTATGAACAAACTAGACCTGATAAAAAAATAGAAGAAGTTAAAACAGATGAAGAAGTAGCAGAAGAAAGTAGGTCTGATGTAGATGATATATTAGCTGATATAAACATTGAAGTTTCAGTTAAAGATTCAGTTGTATTAGATAATACAATGAAAAAAGCCTATGCTAAATATGCAGCTAAACAAACTGTTGCTGGTAAAAAACCAATCACTTTAGATAAATGGATCAATAGTGAAGATGGTAAAAATCATAGAGTTGCATTTATTGCTGTTAAGAAAATTTGGATTGATAATGATACATTAGTAAATCCAAATAACCCGTTAACTGAAGTAGAAATTCAAAATGAATCTGGGTTAATACCATGGTTACAAAGTCAAGAAGGTAAAACAAATGACTTAGTACAGAACGTTGTTAATGCATTAGGATTAACTATTGATGATATTACAGGCCAAACTGAATCGTTACCTAGTGAAGGAGAAGCTGTTGAAGGAAATAAGAATATAACAATAGTTAAGAAAGGTAATGCTGTTTCATTAATTGAACTAAAGACTGTTGACTCAGAAGGGAATATAAGTACTTCATATCAATTGGTTGATCAATATAAGCAACCATTAGATGAAGAAACATTAAATAGATTTGGTGTTCCTGCATTTGGTATCTTTATTGAAAGTGACAAAGTTAAAGCATTATCTATACAAAAAGCTATTGATGGTGCAGCACCAGATATTACTACATTTGTTTTTGATGATGTAGAGTTAAACTATGGTCAACTTGTCTATGATCAAACAGGTAAAGAATTTATTGTAGTAAGTCAACCAAAACAAATTGGTACTGAACGTAAATTATTAGTAGTACCATCTGATGAAATCAGTCCTTCAATAGAAGAAACTAAAAAAGCCACCATTAATGTAATGCCTGGTGAATTTAAAGCATCATTTAGTATTCAAGATTTAGATCTTAAAGTACTACCGCAAAGCGTTAGTAGATTGAATATAAATGAACCTATTCAACCTTATGCATACAGAAATAAAGATGCTGTTACTAATCAATGGTTAGAAAGTCCAGAACAAGCAATTGCAAGATATAACTTAGTTATGTCTGTATTGTCTCCTGAAGATCTTAATGAATTAGAATTAGTTGTTACATTAGATCCTGAAGGTGGATTAAACAATGGATATTTAATTATTCCTGGTTTTAAAGAAGCAAATCCATATATTCAAACAATAACTGCAAACTACTCTGTAGGAATTAGAACTTCTAATCCTATTGTACAAGCTAAGATTGATGCTGCTATTGAAAAGAATGGTTTAAACAAAAGTAATGCATTAAATGGTGTTTTTGGTTTTATGCAAAATACCAATTTTATAATTACTAATTCTCAGGGTACTGTTATTAATCCAGCTACCATGACAGTAGAAGAATATAAAAATATAGTTTATGTTCCTGCAGGAATGGATGTAAATAGTGAAGAAGATTTAAAACGTGCTCAAAATAACTTTGCATTAAATAATTTATTAAGTTCTGCATTACCTGAGTTAGTAGCAAATAATCCTGATGGAGTTATTCCATTTTCTGAATTACCAAATGGTTTATCTTTTATTTCTAAACCAGGAGTAACAATGTATAATAAATCTCCAAAGCCATTAGTAGATTTACAATTTAGTGCTGCTGATGAAGAAGGTAATTATTTAATTTATCAATTAGAAAATAACAAAGGAGGAGCAAGAACTAAAGTTGCTATATCTAATCTTGAAGGTGAAGAAAGAAGACAACTAATAGATAGAGTTGAAGAAAGTTTAACTAAACAAGGATTGTTAGATAGTATTACAAGTTTGACAGATGCCTATGTAGCTGCAGTATTATTACCTGATGGAACATATGCCTTAGCAAATTTAAAAGCTAAATCAATTGATTTAAATGCTAAGTTCCTTGAATTATTAAATAGAGCTGAAACAACTTTAGTTGATAATCCAGAATCAAATCCTGAAAAATTTGATAAAAGATTTAATATTGATTATAACAAAGCATTAAGAAGTGAATTATTTATAAGTGCTAAACCTGGTTATAGACTTTCTTTACAAGTAAGTCCATGGGGTAAAATTGAATTAGAAATTTCTGATTCAAATAATAAACAAATAGGTATAGTTAGATTAAATAAAACTGACATTTCAAATAAAGATCTATCAGTTGATGATAAAGTTAAATTATTATTAGATAAATTTAATGAATTACCTGCAGTAGTTGCTGCTGATGTAAATATTACAGCTGCAAATTTTAGATCTTCATATTCAAGAGAGGCTGGTGTTCAAGAGATACTTGATAAAACAACAACGCAAGTTGCACCACAAGTAGTGTCTCCTAATGTAATTCAATTATCTGCAGATTCTTCAGCTATTCAAGCTGCTAGAAATATTCCTGTAGTTCAACAAACAGCTTTTGTTCCAACAGAAATTGTTTTAGATATAGAAGCAGCAGAAAAAAGAATTGAAGCAGAAAAAAGAAGACAAGAAGAAAAAGCTAATACTGTTGATACAGAAAACATTAATCCTGAAGATATTAATGTAGATGATATTAATGCATTAAGAAATGGTGTTAGATTAAATAAATTAGAAGTTGTTAAAGAACAATTAGAAACTCTTAAAGCACAACTTACTGAAGGATTGGTTGGATCAGCTAAACGTGTAGCTACTCAAAAAAGTAAAGAGTATCAAGATCTTTTAGCTCAAAGAAAGAAATTAGAAAGTGAAGCTAATAAGATAGTTTCTGTTGAAGATGCTATTACTGATGCTGAAGATATTGCTGTATTTACAGCATGGACTTCAGATAATCTTCCAAGTTTTATAACATTAGAAGATATTAAAACATTAGCTGATAATCTTAAAGCTGGTGGTGTACGTGTTGGAGCATTTGTATTAAACCTTAATAATATAGGTGGAGGATTAACTGTTAATGGTACATTATTTACTGGAGCTAAATCACCATTTAAATATCATGAAGCATTCCACGGTGTATTCAGAATGTTATTAACTGATGCAGAAATTAAAAAATATTTAGCAATTGCTAGAAAAGAAGTAAGGGCAAAATTAAGAGCAGAAGGTAAAAGCTTTAAAACTGAGTTAGAAAGATTCAGAAATTCAGCTAATACTTATACTAATATGAGCCCTGAAAGATTAGAACAAGAATATTATGAAGAATATTTAGCTGATGAATTTGAAAAATTTAAAGCAAATGCAAAGTCAACTCAAACAGATTCTACTGTTAAGTCTTTATTCACTAGAATTATGGAGTGGATTAAGTCTGTATTCAAATCCTTTACTAAGAATGAATTACTTACTTTATTTGAAAACATTGATGCAGGTAAATTTAAAAATGCGTCAATAAGTCAAAATCAGTTTGTTACTAGTTTGATGACTGGTATATCATTAGAAGCTAATGCATTACTACCATATGATACAGAACAAAATGCTAACAATAAAATTGGATATTATTTCTTAGATAGTGCTATTGCTGAACCTTTGGTTTCAAGTATAGCAGCTATGTATATACAAGAAATTGCAAAAGTAAAAGATCCAAATGTTAAACGCGGAGACATACTTGAAAATGTTTTAAATGATTTTGCTGCTTTATATGATGAAGAAACTGAAGCAAATCAAAAACTTTCAGATGAACAAAAGAAATTTTTACCTCAAATTAATGACGTGTTTTATAATTTTTCTGATGAGTTAAAATCTGAAGTTTATAAAGTATTAAACATCATAACTAAACAAACTCAGGAAGAAGAATACAATAACGAGTATTTTGAAGAGCAAGTTGGTTTAAGAAATGTAGAGCAATATAACATGGATGCTTCTATGATTGGTGGATTTGGTTCTTTATCTGAAGGATTAAGAAGTTACTTAGCTACTACAACTATAGAGGAAACAGATTACTTTGGTAACAAAGAATTAAAGCCAGGAGTAAAACTAATTGTTCCAATTAACTTTGTATCTGCTTATAACGGATTATTAAAAGCTGTTAAGAATATTGATGATCCTAAAAAGATGTTACAGAATATGTACTTCTTTGGATTAGATAATCCTCAAACTGGTGCCGTTGTAACAAGATTATTGCAAGACTTTGGCATATCTGTTGATACATTATTAGAGTCAGGTCCATTACCTACTGAGATTAAAAATGGTTCTTTATTTCAATCTATTGTAAAAGGATTTACAACCTTTAGAGTAGACTACTTATTTGTACAAAGAGATAATGCTGGTGCAGTATTAATTTATTCTGCTGCTCAAAGAGATGATATTAATTCACAATTAGAATCATGGTCTCAAGCTTGGGGTCAAGCCGAAAAGAAAATTAAATCTGATGCTAAAGTTAAAAATGAAACTATTAAAATATTAGAAGATTTTGCAAGTTATTTAAAACCTAGTGATACAAAACTTACAGGTCCAAAATTATCTGAGTTATCTTCTAAATATTCACAAGATATTTTTAGACTTACTGGTATTAAGTTAAGTAAGCAGTTTATTGCATTTAGTATTGCATCATCAAGAAATAATCCTACAGTTGCACAGGCAGCATTATTAAATGCTAATTCTGAACAAACACCAATGACCTATAGTGATATTCTTGAAATAAATAAATTAATTCAACAAGGTAATGATATCTTTAGTGAAGGAGAAACAGGAGCTAGTTCTAGACTTAGAACATTAGCAATTCAAAATGCACCGTTTGATGAAACAATTGGAGCATCTGTATTCAAAAATCCTGAAGGTAACTTAGTATATGCTCATCAATTACCTACTTATCATTTAAAAAGAATACAAGAGTTAAATGATGTAGCAGAATTAGAACGTCTTAAAGATTCTGATCCTTACTTGGCTAATAACTTCTTATTGAATAGCGATGCATTTATACAAATGTCTGCAGAAAATAGACAAAAGGTATTAAGAGTAGCGGGAAGTAGTGTTGGTAAAATTAATAGTACTGAAGAAGAACTTAATGATAAAATCTCAGGTCTATCTAATAAATCAACTTATGGTAATTATACACCACAGGAATTTGCATTGAGTATACTTAATACATATACTGCATTATTAAATACTAAAAGTAATAAAGTAGATTCAGTTGAATACTTTGATGACAAATTAAATAAAACAGTTAAAGCTGCATTAGCTCCAATTCTCATTAGAGTTTTAGAAGCATCTAATACTGGAGATTTAATGTATCTACCTGTGGTTAAAGCTGTTAAGTTTGAAAAACCAGGTGGTGGTAAAGTTGTATTGACTGATGAAATACTAGATGCATTTACAAATAATATTGAAAGTGAGTATGATAGAATCAGAAGAGAAGAATCTGCTAGAGTTATACGAGAGTTAAATCCTTTAACTGCTGATCAAAATACTCAACTTGGTTACAATACTGAAGATGGTAGAGCATTTCAATTAATAAATACAGGTTTATTACTTACTCCAGAATTAAAAGCTTCTTTAGAAGAAATTGCAAAACGTAAAGATGCTCCATTATTGAAGGAGGCTTTAAAAGAATTAAATGTAACTACCAATGCTTTTAGAGCTATTGTTAATACTCAGTTAGAAAGTCAATATGATATCTTTTCTAAAGGCTTAGTAGATTTAAAAATTGAAGATCAATTAGGTAAAAGTATTACTAAAGGTTTAGTTACTACAGGAAAAGCTGATCAAAATTTAATTGAGTCAGCTGAATTACTTAATCTTACTTATGATAAAGAATATAACTTAAAACAAATATTTTTTAATGACTGGATCAATACAGCCTCTATAAATGATGTTCTTTTGGGTGACCAAGCTATTACATTAAAAGATGGAGTTGATGCTGTTAAAAGAGCTAAGATGCAGAATGCAGCATACTATAGTGCTTATACTTCTATATCTGCAAAAGATTTAGGTGTGATGCATACAGTTGATGATATTAGTTTAGTTTCTTTAGAAGAACCCGTGGGTGTTTCTACTTTAACGGGAAAGAATATTAATAGATCAGATGCTCAGATGTGGATGACTACAAAAGCATTTAGATATATGTGGTTTGGATTTGGTAAACTTACTCCTGCACAAGCAAAACTTATTGATAAAATTGAAGCTGGTGAAGATATTTCTTCTGAAGAATATTTTGGTCAAGATGGTTATGTTGATATGGGTAGTATGCTTAACTCTAAAAAGTTAGTATATGGTGATGGTAAAACATTTATTAAGATGTCTGCTTTTGTATTAACTCCACAACTCACATCTAATAAAGTAGTAGATGAAAATGGAAATATAACTTTTGTAGCTAAAGAAACTAAAGTTGACTTACATAATTTAAGAGTTAAACTTGAAGCTATTGAGAAAACTAAAGATACAATTAGTATAGCTGCACCATTAAGTGCACTTAAAATGTTAAAGCAACGTGTAAATCCATTAAGTGATTTGGGTAATACTAGCTCATTTACAAATGGTTATAGTACATTGAGTGCAAAATACATGGGTCTTCAGGTATTAACTCCTTCAAATAAGACAGAAGTTATTGATCCAACACAAGTAAAGAATATTGTTACTTCTGAACAAAAAGATAGTGTATATGTAGAAGCTTTAGGAATGACTGTAGGTCAAATTAGAACTGCATACAATCTTGCTACCTCAGCTAAAGTTGAGTTAAAGTTTAAAAACAAAAGGAATTTAATTTTTAGTTTTGAAAAAGGAATGCAAGAACTTGCAATTTCTAAACAAAACAATAAATTGACTCCTAACTTAACAGCATTCTTAAGATATGCTACTGAGGGTCTTAAAGCATCTCAAGCAAGTAGTAATTTGTTGGAGTTCTTTTCAACTCAAGATGGAGAACAAAAATATGATTTAAATAATCCTATTACTTTAAATAAATTTGAGCAATTGTTCTTAAGTTATTTAAGTAAAGGTGCACTTGCTGAAAAAGCACCAGGACATGCTGTAGCTTTAGTATCTGATTTTGGTGTTAAAGTTTATAGAAGAGTGTTTAGTTTTGATGAAAATGGTATTCCTGATAGATCTGAAGTTATAAGAGAAGAAGTTTTTAATAAATTAAATAAATATAAACCTGATATTATAGAATCAAATAATATAGGTGGTGAAAGATCTTGGAAGGATATTAACGTTCCTAAAGAAGGTATTGTTATACTTGACCGTTTAAGATCGGGTGTAAAAGAATATGATAAGAATGGTAAGTTTACAGGTGAAAGATATACTGAGATGCTTATGCCAGCTCATTTTAAATCTATAATGGATTTAGTTGAAAATGGTAGCATGAATTTTCCAGAGCTATTATCAAAAATGTTTGCTGTACGTATTCCATCTCAAGATAATCATTCTACAATAAATGTAAAACATGTTGACTTCTTACCTGCATTTTATGGTTCATCAGCAATGTTTGCTCAAGAACTTATTGAGATATCAGGAGCGGATTTTGATATTGATAAAGTTTACATGCAGATTAAAGAGTTCTATGAAGAGAAAGGTAAATTCTATGAGTATGGCAAACAAACTACAGATGAAGGTAAATACACAGATTATTTAAAGTATGTATCTGAAAAAGTTAATCAGCCAGGAACAACATATGCTGAAGCATTGGATTTATATAAAAATAATCTTCAAGCATCAAGCATTGCAAATTCTGTAACAGATATTGAACAAGAAATAGCTTCAGATGCAGGACTATCAGAAAATGGTATGAAAGCTTTACAAATTCTAGGGTTACCTATTACAAAAGAACAATACTTAGAGTACAAAAAGAAATTCCGTGAGCCATATGAAGCTCCAATGAACAATGCTATTTTAGATTACAAATATGCATTGATGGGTAATACAGGTGTAACAGAAACAACAAATGAAAATGAAACACCAATTTCATATACAGCTGCTAGTTTAGATATATTAACTGATTCATTAAAGGAATTAGAAGAAGTATTACCAGGATTACTTGAACGTTCAAGAGAAGATAATATTGATATCAATAATATGATTGGTAAAATAAAAGCATTTACCAATAACAAAGGTGCTGCTATTGGAGCTATTGTATTACCAAATTTATACTTAAGTTTATTAACTGAGTATGGTATTACAATAAACGATAAGGGACCAAAGATTAGTGTCAACGGTATTACTTATGATGACTTTGGAGTAACTAGAGAACAACTACCAAATAGTTTACAAGGGTTACGTAAACAAGATATTATTTCATCATTGATTACAATGGCTACAGATAATGCTAAAGAACGTCTTGTTGCTAAACTTGGTTTAAATAGACACGCTCTTGGTGTAGTAGCTAACTTAACCGCTTTGGGTGTTCCTATTAAAACATCTTTATTGTTAATTAATAATCCAATAATACAAGATATATATTCTGAAGCATTAAATAAAAAAGATAAATTAGATCCGGGAGTTAATAGTATTTTAGATAGTACATTAAATGAACTAATTAAAAAAGCAAAAGCAAACTCTCAAGAATTAATTAAAGTTAATGATAAACTTTTAATAGAGGCATTTAATGGTTTTGAAGAAGTAACCAATAATGAAAAGATTGCAATATTAAATTTATTTTCAGATGCTGTAAAGATTAAAGACTTTACAAGCAATATGTCTGCTATAGCCGGATTAACAAATGGTTTAGGTAAAGATATTGCATCAGTAAATGAAAAGGCTAAACAAATAGATAAGTTGTTTAACAAAGATGCTATTATGGATTTAAATCCAATATACAAAAGCAAAACATGGCAATCAAAATATCTTGAAATATTTAATCAAATTAAAAATGATTTATTGCCAGCTACATTTTTATCAGCTAGTGAGAATTTCCAATCAATACTTACTAAACTATTGGATAATATTAACTCTGATTCAATAGAATTTACTGAAGAGACCAAAGCAAAAATTTCAAGAGACTTGTTATCATATTTAACTATAAAAGCTTATGAGCAAAATAAATTAAATAATGATCCACAATCTGTAGCAACATTAAATAATAATCTAATTTACCCTGGTGGTGGATATGAATCAATTAATGATATAGTTGATAGATTACGTACAACAGAAGTAGGTAAAAATAATTTCTTCTTGGATAATTTTGCAATAAGTGTAAAAGCCACTGATTCTAAAAATCAATCTGGTTTGAATTTACTTAATGCTAATACATTTAGAAGTTTAAATGCTGGTCAAAAGGTTGACTTACAAAATTCATTTGCTAAACTATACGGTTCATTAGAGACAAAGAATGATGCTTTATCTATAATCAATTATATAATGGTCAAAGATGGCTTACAACTTGGTTATGAATCTTTACTAGAAGCTATAAGTCCATTTACAATGGATTCATATTTAAGTCAAATTGAAACTGCTAATAAAGCATTAAGAACTAATGATGATACAAGTATTAAAAAAGTATTTGGTTTAAATAGAACTGAATTAGAATCTGATTTTATTAATAATTACTTACAATCAAATATTAATGGACCTTTATTATATACTATTACTAGAAATGAAACTGATTCATTACCTAAAGGTGTAAGTATTAAAGAAAATAAGATTA